ATATCACAAAGGGATATGAAGAAGTTATTGATTTGTTTTCTGTAACATTACCTTTAAGTCAAGCTACTGCAAGCACAAACATATACTCACTTCCTTCATTGTTAACGACTAACAATGATTACTACCTTATTAATAAAATGCTTATTAATAGTGTTGTAATTACAAGCGGAACTACTACTGCAACAGTTGGTGGACAAAATAAAATTATTGATACAAGTGGTGTTGATTTTAATGCGTTAGGTGTTCAGGTTGGAGATTTAGTAGGTGTAGAAATAGGTGGAGTTTCTTATAACTTATTAATAACTTCAGTTGCAACTGCCGGAGACGAACTGACAGTAACACCAAACGTTGTATCTACATTTCCTTTAGACTATGCAGTATATAAAGCAAAATCTTTAACAGAAGCAGAGAAAGTTACTCATAGTAAAATAACTCTATTAAATAATTCAATATTAACTTCGCCAAGTACAGACTACCCTGCTTACACGCAGGAAGCTTTGGTAGGTGATTTATTTCCTGACACAATTAACCAACCCGGTCAAGTGATTTGTCAGTATATAAGATATCCTTTTGACCCACAATGGACATACACCACCTTAAGTGGAGGTGAGCCTGTGTTCAACCAATCAAATCCATCTTATCAGGATTTTGAATTAACAATAGATGACGAGCCAACTTTGATAATGAAAATTTTACAATTTGCAGGCATGTCAATTAGAGAGATACAAGCTGTTCAGTTTGGTCAAGCAGCAGAACAATACGAAGACACAAAAGAAAAATAATAGTTTATGTATATAACACCATATCAATATTACGAGAACGGAGGCAACCCACCTGAAGATGCTAATTGGGGGTCATATCAATATGTAAGCTTAGAAGATATTGTAACTAACTTCTTATTGATGTACTCAGGAAATCATTCCTTAGTAAACAATGAGCAAAGATTTAAGATACTGTTTCACGCAAAGAGAGGTATTCAAGAATTAAATTATGATGCATTTAAAGAAATAAAAATATTAGAACTAGATGTATGTAATAGTTTAAGATTTGTGTTACCTTCTGACTATGTGAATTGGGTAAGGATATCTGTTTTTAAAAATGGATTACTTTATCCTCTTACTGAAAACATTCAAACAAATTGGAGTGACGCATATCTACAAGATAATGATTGTCGTATATTGTTTGATGTAGATGGAAATGTTTTAAAACCACAATATTCTGATTTAGATTTTGAAAGAATAACAGGAGGATTAAAAAGTATTTATCTAAATAAAAATAGTATATTCAACGGAGAAGAAGGATGGTGTTACGAAGGGTGTTGGTATTTTGACTATGCTATAGGAGCAAGGTATGGCTTAAACACAGAGACTGCAAATGCTAATCCTACTTTTTCTATAAATAAAAAAGGTGGAGTTATAAACTTTAGCTCAGGGATGTCTAACGAAAAATGTATTTTAGAATATGTTTCTGATGGAATGGAGAATGGAGATAACTCTTTAGTTAGTGTTAATAAATTATTTGAAGAATACATTTATGCATATATTGAATATGCTATTCTAAGTTCAAAGTTAGGTGTGCAAGAGTACGTTGTTAATAGGGTGAGAAAGAACAAACAAGCCTTGTTAAGAAACGCAAAAATTAGAATTAGTAATATTCACCCCGGCAGATTATTAATGAATATGAGGGGTAAAGATAAATGGATAAAGTAGAATGGCAAACGTACAAAGAAATTTTGTAGCAGGTAAAATGAATAAGAGTCTTGATGAGAGACTCTTGCCTAATGGTCAGTACATTGATGCTGTAAATGTTCGTTTAGGTTCAACTGAAGCATCTGAGATTGGTGCTGTGGAAAACTCCAAAGGAAACGATTCATTAACAACTTTAAAATATAATGGAGAAACTCTTTCAGCACAAGCAAGGTGCATTGGTGCCTATGCCTTAGGTGAGCAAGAAACAATGTTTTGGTTTGTACATGACCCTGCTTTTGGATTGGGAGCTACAGGCAAATGTGACATGATAGTATCATTTAACACTCAGTCTGAAACTTTAACGTATCACATAGTTAGCTTAGATGATGGAGATGGTGTTAACACTACCCTGAATTTTGAGAAAGATGAGTTGATGTTAGGTGTAGATTTTGTGGATGACTTGTTGTTTTTTACAGACAATTATAATCCACCTAGATTTATTAATACAAAAAGAAATTATGAAAATCCTACCGCTACATTTATTGACCAATTTTCAGCAGAGTCTATACTTGTAATTAAAAGACCTCCATACACATCTCCATTGATTGTACCCAAGAAAGGAGCAGGACAAAATAATTATTTAGAAAACAGATTTGTATGTTTTGGGTATAGGTATAGGTATGCAGACAATGAATACTCTGCCACCTCTCCATTTAGTTCACCCTCATTTATTCCGGGTCCTTTTAAATATAGCTCAAGTGACGCTAATAATCAAGGGATGTTAAATACTACCAACATTTGTGAAATAACATATAATAGTGGAGGTGAGCTTGTTGTAGGAGTTGATTTATTATTTAAGGACATAAGCACAAATATTATTAAGGTTATTGAGAAGCTTGATAAGTCTGACCTTGGTATACCTGACAACACAGATACTTTGTACACCTTTAGTAATAGTAAAATATTTACTGTACTAGCTGATACAGAAGTTTTAAGATTATTTGATAACGTTCCTTTAAAAGCCAAAGCACAAACATTAATGGGAAACCGTTTAATGTATGGTAACTACATAGAAGGACGTGACTTAATTGACTATACAGGTGTTGCTTTAAAATTAGAATATACTACAGAATTACTCAGCGAACCTATTGATTTTAGAGTTCTACCACACGTAACAACTGCAGGAACATATAATATATCAGGAGTCACTAGAAACATTGTACAAACAATTGTAGAAATTGATTTGAATGATGCAGAATTAGTGGCAGGTGCAGGTATATCTATTGAGCTTGATTTACTTCATGACTCTTGGGATGCAGCGTATGACCAACTAACAGAAACCAATGGTAACATTGAATTAAATTTTCAATATACCCTAAGACAAGACTACGATAATGTATTTGATTTAGCTCAAGACCAAGATTTTATTGATGCTATACAATTATTAGAGCCTGTGTTTTTAGACGCATGTGATGGAGCATCATTATCAGATGAGCTTAATTGTGCAGCAGAACTTAACCTTGACCTTAATTATCAAAAAACTTCAAGTGGTATATCAGGAATAGGGCAGCCTTTTGATATTATTGTAGACCCTCTAAATCCAAATGTTTTAGGAATACAGATAAATGCATTAAAATACGTAGACCAAACTGACCCTTTAAATATCGCTTACGAGTATTTAACTATAAGCTTAGCTGAGGCTGAGTACACAAAGATTGCAAACGCAACAAGCCTACATAGTAATAGGGGATATGAGGTTGGTATTATTTATATGGATGAATACTCAAGAGCTACAACTGCGTTGGTAAGTGAGAACAATACACAGTATGTACCTTGTGGAAATTTAACAGATAAGAACACTATACAAGTAACAATACCTTCAACACAGCTTCCTCCTGATTGGGCGAAGTATTATAAGTTTTGTATAAAAGCAGATAAAGAAAACTACGATACTATTTATTCTAATTTATTTTTTAGAGACGCATCAATTGGTTCAACATGGTTTTTGCTTAATGGAGAAAACTCTCAAAAGATTGAAGTAGGAGACAAGCTTATAGTTAAAGCCGATACCAATGGTCCAAAGAATAGATGTACCACAGTAACGGTTCTAGATAAAGACGCAAAAGAAGGAGACTTTATTAATCCTCCTCCTGCTGATATTGCAGGTAATGAGGCTACAGTTCCGTCAGGAACTTATATGAGAATTGCAACTAATCAGATTGCAACTACCTTGGGAGAGAATCCTGTTGTTGAAGATGAGGGTTCAGGGAGAGGTAACGATGGTTCATGTCCAAAAGTTGCGTTAGATGTATGTAGTTTTGAGAACCCTGATTATGATGCGTCTACATACGACCCACTTGACCCTTCAACTTTTGCCTATCTACCTTACACAATTCCCGAAGGTTCTACTATTAATGTATCTTATGATAATAAAAGAAATGGTGGTGCAGGAAACAAGTGTGAGTTAAGAGAGTGTATATTAGAGTTTGAAGCCACAGCATCACAAGACTATCCTAGCTTAAAAGCTTGGTGGGATGGAGATAATTTAGGAGGATTAACTAGCCAAGCAGAGTGCAGAACAGATACAAATGACCAACCATCAGAGTTTGAATATCTACCTACAGGCGGTACCTTTTTTACATTTAGTGCCTTTGGAATTGAAGCAATACAAACTAATCTTCCTTGTGAGTTAGGTACAAACTATGTTCAGTTTTTAGATTACAATGGAACCGAACAAGAGTTATCGGGTAAACAATTGTTAGGATGGACAGGTACAAAAGGATGTGGTAGTAACAGAAACAGAAGGTCTAATTTATCTGTGGATATAACTATAGTGAGGTCGGATACTTTAATTGTTTTTGAATCTGAGCCTCAAGACGCACTACCTGATTTATGGTATGAATCCCCTACAACTTTTCAGATTTTAAATGATAAGTATCATGAAGGGAATGTGCAAACTCAAACTGATTTACTTCCTGCCATTGTAGACACAGGGTTTTTTAATTGTTATACTTTTGGAAATGGTGTTGAGAGCTATAAGATAGAAGACTCAATAGTAGGTAAGCCTTTAGCTCTAGGAAACAGGGTAACAAGTACTTCAGCTCAAGATTATAAGCAGGCACATAGGTTTGCAGATATAACCTATAGCGGTGTTATTAATGACGAGACAAACTTAAATAAACTAAATGAGTTTAACCTAGGGTTATTAAACTTTAAACCTTTAGAAGATTCATACGGTCCAATTACTGTATTAGATGGAAGAGAGACTGATATATTAGTTTTACAGGAAGATAAAATTTCTTATGTATTACAAGGAAAAAACTTACTATCGGATTCTACCGGTGGTGGTGCAGTTACTTCTGTTCCTGAAGTTTTAGGAACACAGATTGCTAGAATAGAAGATTACGGAAACAGTAATAACCCCGAGAGTTATGCTGTTTGGGGAGCAGATAAATTTTTTACTGATGCAAAACGTGGAGCAGTCCTTCAATTAAAAGGAACCTCAGCTCAATCAGAACAACTTCAAGTTGTGTCTGAATTTGGGATGAGGTCTTTCTTTAGGGACTACTTTATTAATGACTTTAATACTTTTAAGCTAGGAGGGTATGACCCATACATGAATGAGTATGTATTAACAAACTCTGACTTAGAGATACCTCAGCAGCCAATAGATATAGCTTGTGGTGTAACAAAAACTATAACATCAAGAGGTGATGAAAAAGAATTTATATATCAGCTTGGTGATTTAGTTGGTCCTGTTAACGTAACGTTTTTAGTATCAGACTATCAAGGTGTGGCTATACCTTATGTAGGAATATATAATGGAGTTTCAGTTTTTAATGGCATCATATCATCTAACGGATTGGTTTCTGATACGTTTGACAAAGATGTAGTTAATGCTGAAGAGCTAACTGTTATTATTGGTCCTTACGCTACAACGGAAGATGGAACTCTAATAGAGCTTACTGTAACGTGTCCTGATGCTCCATTAATAACTATTATTCAAGTAGCAATAACATCTAACAATGAATCAGGTCAGTTTATTCATGATGAGTATCGTTGGAATGATGGTACTTTTACTAGCTCTTTGCAATCTGAGCAGATAGAATTTCAAAGTGGAGCAGGTTTAGTTGTGTCTCAGTACACCTCTACTGTCGCACCTCAAGGAGGGAATTTAGTTCCTGCTAATGGAGCAGATGTAAACATAATTAGTAATCAGATACCTGCACTAGGGGATGATTTTATATTTGATGCATCGGTTAATCAGTTTAGATACCACAGAAGTGCTACTCTTTATAGTAGTTTACCTGCAGACATTCAGACTTTATTAAATGTTTCAACTCAAGCAACACCTATTACAGGAGGTGCTCCAACATTTGACGCTTCATTTCCTATGCCTAATACTAACGATGAGTATTTATATTTAATTTGGGACTATAGAAAACCAACTCCAATAGAGTTATGTTATTCAACTGTATCATGTGCAGAGGCTTGTTGTGAATGTGGAGATGACCCGACAGATAACTTAAAGGTAGAATTATGTTTCTCACCTTTAGCTACAACAACAAGTGCACCAAGTGCAGTTATAGCTCCATCATCAGGTGTTAGTATTGGTTCGTTTGTTAACTTATCTTCTAATCCTTCTTGTACGTATGTGGTTGTATCAACAACAACTGAAACTACATCAGATACTTTAGATGGTATCTCAACTGAAACAGATTGTAACTTAATATGTGATGAGTATTTAATAACAGCAAATGGTCTTGTAAATGGTAGTGTTAATTTTACAGATTGTGGAGGAACAATTCAAAACGTTAATCTAAATGTAGGTACCTCAACAACAATCTGTGCAAGAACAATAAACACATTAACTGACACAATAGCAGCACATACTTGTGGCTGTGGGTTAAATGTTTTGGTTGGAAGATGTCAAGAACCTAACACAGGTGTTGTTCAAGAAGAAGTTATAGCTTACGGTGGAGAATCAGTCGGAGATTATATTAGTTTAACAGGTTTTACAGGATGTAAGTTTGAAGTTAAAGCAATAACTAGCGACCCTGTTACTGCAACAAAACTTGGAAATGAAACATCAGTTTGCTGCAATGCTTATTTTGTAGAAAACATTACCCCAAGCACTAAAACATTTTTCTATACAGACTGCTTTGGTATAGCTCAAAATATAACTATATTAACAACAGGGGTACAGATAGTGTGTATGCGTTCTTTTACTCAGCCACAAACATTTTTTGATGTAACCTTTCAAACGTGTGATTGTACACCAATATAAAAAAAAGATATGGCAGCAAGCTTAGGAAATTATTATATAGACGGACCAACCTTATCAACTGCGTCAGCAGTATATGAGGATGTGGATTTAACGATATGTGCATCGGATGGATTTTATTCTGATGGTACCGTATGTAGACAACAGGTTTCATGCGTACTTTCTATCGCAACTCCATGTCCATCTTGCTTTGCACCTTGTGATTCTACTATTAACGCAGGAGGTGGTACAGGAGTTTATAAGTTAACGTTTAATACAGGAGGAGATTTTGGTGCTATAATAATATACTTTAGTCCTCAATCTGTACCTGACAGTATAAGAGCTACGTTTGATGGAGTTGTTTACAATAAACTAACATGTGATTTATTTGGTTTTGCTCAAGCAGCGGCAGGAAACTCTACCGTTGTTGGTAATACTTCTTCTGATTGTTCTCCATCTGTAGGAAGCACATTAGATGGAGGAGGATATTCAGGATTAGATGAGTTTACATACAATCCAACATCATCTTCGTTTGACCTTGTTGGAAGTAGTGGTACTGCGACAGGAACCTCTGCAGATGTATTTTTGAGTTCTAGTGCTCCCGGATTTTACACCTTAGTTGTTCCTAGGGTAAACAACAATAGCGATTCTTGTGAGGTAGAAGTTGTAGGTTATTGTGGTACAGCTTGGGACTTAGATGTAAATTGTCCTGCGGCACTACCATCAATCCCTATTAATCTTGACTCAGATAATTGTACTACCACTTCTTTTCCTACATTTTTTTATGTAGCACCAAATCGTGGTAACACAGCAGGAGAACCCTCTGTTAATGAATTTGCTTTTAAAGACTCTAGTGGTCTATCACAGTCAGATGCAGGTACATATGTGATGAATCCACCATCAGGGAAAAAATTAGTAACAATAGATGTTAACGGAATAATAACAAATATAACAGCATGTCCTTAGAAGCCATACAAACAAATAAAGCAACAATAACTTATAGTGAAGACTCAAAAGGGTTTCCATCATTCTATTCATATCGTGCTGAGTTCCTTAAAGGAATGAATCAATTCCTGTATAGTTTTAGTGGAGGTAATCTATGGAGGCATAACACAAATGAATTAAGAAATAATTACTATGGTGTTAATTATCCATCTAGTATAACAAGTGTTTTTAATCAAGAGCCATTGCAAAACAAAATTTTTAAAACATTAAATTTAGAAAGTGATGACCCATGGGGAGCTAAGTTATTTACAGATATACAACTTGATGGAGAGATAAGTGTAAATTATTTTGTGAAAAAAGAAGGGGCATGGTTTGGGTTTGTTAGAAGCGATGGACCAACAGGACCTGATACTAATGATACACAATGGGAATTAAGAAGTGTAAATGGTTTAGGCGTAAGTAGCTTGATTCAATCGTTTGACCCTGTAAATGTAATTGTAAGCTTTCCTACTAATGTATCTATAGGAAGTATAATTACTGCAGGAGACTACATGTATTATGCTGCAGGACCTAATTATGATACACCTCAATTTGTAGGAGTGTTGACCCAAACTTTTGTTGACCTTCCTATAGGTGATAATGATATTACAATTAACACTACAGCAGCAGCACAAGGTGGGTTTGCAGGAGCACCACAACCTACTTTTATTCCTGCTGTAGATGGCTATTGGTTCTTTATTAAAAATCCAACAGCAGAATCACATGGTGTTTTAGGACACTACTGTGTATTTGAGTTAACTCTTAACACCACAGAAGCTTCAGAATTATTTGCAGTTGAATCAGAAGCAATGAAAAGCTTTCCTTAAAATTTAGTATCTTTGTTTTATGATTGAAAAAGAACAATCACTCATAGCTAAAGAAGTTCTCGGTGGCATCCCACAATTAACAGGTATAATGTGGGATAAAATTAGAACATTTGAAGATAATTTGAGAAGTTTAGATGGAGCAATGTCCCATCAGCCGGGTGAGGAACAAAGTGAAAAGATGAAACAAACTTTTCCTTTAAAGCAAAACTTAGAAGGAGGCTTATATACAAGAGAAATATTTATGCCAAAAGGTAGTGTTGTGGTGAGCATGATACACAAGCAAGACCATCCTTCATTTGTATTAAAAGGATTAGTTTCTTACTTAGACGATAAAGGTGTAGTAAGGACTGTTAAAGGTCCTCATAAAATATTTACAAAAATAGGCACACAAAGAGTATTGTTTGTACATGAAGATACAACTTGGTGTTGTGTGTATAAAACAAACGCTAAAACTTTTGAAAAAGCAGAAGCCGATGTTTATACAAATAATTATAACGACCTTCCTAAAAAGGTTATTAAAAAATTTAAAAAATTATGGCAGGAGTTGGAACAGGTTTCCTAATAGCAGGACTAGCTATATCAGCAATAGGAACAGGAGCTTCTTTTGCTCAAGCAGGAGCATCTAAAAGAGCACAAAGAGATGCTGAGTCTAAGGCAGACGCCATGATGCGTCAGGCTAGAAAAAGATTAGATATAAACTTTATGGAAGAACTTTCTATTAAGAAGGAACCATATGAGTTACAAAGAGAAGCACTCCTTCAACAGGGAGCTACAGCCTTAGCAGCTGCACAAGAAGGAGACCAAAGAGGTGTAGCAGCAACAGCAGGTAGATTACAACAAGCACAGACAGCAGCACAAGGTCAAGTGCGTACAGCTATGGGTCAAGAATTGCAAGCTATAGATAAAGCTGTAGCGGAAGAGGATGCAAGGTTAAGGGACTTAAATGTTCAATTAGACTTAGGTGAAATAGCAGGTGCACAACAGGCTGCTGCAGATGCTGAGCAACGTGCACAAGCACAGACAGCACAAGGTATTCAAGGTGCTGTTAACACAGCACAGCAGGGTTTATCTATGATAAGTTTATATGGTCAAAATACCGATGCACAACAAACAGCATTAGGGGAGACTTCGTTTTCTCAGCAGGAGTTTGCTGACATTGGAAATATTGAAGGTCAAGGAGTAGCAGGTGAAGGGTTTACAAACTTTGACCCCGGAGCTTTAGGAACAGGAAGTAAAGCTGCTTTTAGAAAATTCAGAAGAAACTTAACTGATGCACAAAGAATGAAAATCTTTGGTAATGCAAATTATCAAGCTGCTTTTGGTCAGGCTACAGCAGGAATGAATGCTTTTTCTCCTACTCAAACTCCTGAGCAAGTATTAATACAATCATTAAGAGCAAAGGTAAATAGTGGTACCGCTACTGCTGCAGAAATAGCACAACTAAATGCTTTAGTAGCAAGATAAAATTAAAAAATAAAGTATGGCAACAAAGTTTGGATATGTTAAAAGAGAGGCAAGCAATGCTATAGATTGGTCTGCTGTTGCTTCTCAATTTACAGATGTATTAAAAGCTGAGGTAGCTTCTAGAGAGGCTCAAAAGAAAGAGCTTGCAGATGCATCTCGTGAGATGGTTGAAAACCTAGATAACGCACCATCAGGAGAATATGTAGATGGTAATACTTTTATGGCTAACTATACTTCAGATGCCTCACAAGTTTTATTAACACAAGATAGATTATTAAAGCAAGGAATTTTAAAACCTCGTGACTATTCTATTGTTAGAGCAAACCTAAACTCGTCTAATAAATCTATGTTTAAGTTGGGTGAGGCTTACCAAGCAGCCTATAAGACTAAAATGGAACGCATCAATGCAGCTGACCCAAGCAAAAGAGCACAGATGTTGGAGCAATGGAAGATGGAGCAGGCTGAAGGTTTGTATAACCTTAAAAACTCTAAAGCACTAATCAATCCTAGTAATGGAATGGTATCTATTGGACTTTGGAAAGATGGACAGATGGTGGGAGACCCCGGCTCATTCCAAACTGTGCCTGAATTAATGGGTAACCTTGCAGGAGAGTATGATTATTATGATGTAAGAAAAGATGTTGCTGCAGCTGTAGATGGTCTAGGAATAATAGACGAGATAGATATAAAGTATGCAGGAGAAGGTGGTCTTGATATGATATATAAAACTTCTTCACAAGGTGGAAAGTATTCGGGTAATGATGAGGTTTTAAAAGAATATTTTGAGTGGGCAGGATATACTGCAGATGCCATGATGGCTAATCCACTTCATGTAACTTCTATATTAACTAATGAAGGTCTTATAGACCCAAAAACAAAAAAACCCTACACGTTTACATATGAGCCTGACGCTAAAAACCGCAAGTCTAACGAAATATATTTAGATAGAAGTAATAGTAGAAGTGGTGAACCTGTGTTTACAAAAGACCAATCGGTGCAAGTCAAAGGTGCTATTATAGAAAGGTTAAATGATTCAGTAGATAAAAAGATAGATGTTAAATCTTCTCGTAAAGGTTATGAACCTGTAGCGGTTACTGATAAAGAAAATCAACTACTCGAAGACAAGACTACATTTAATATGTTATCAGACATATACTATGGTGATGCAGCATCTGTTAAAGCAGCTGAGACATATTTTAGAGATAACTTTGATGGAGTTTCTGAGGTGCAGAAAAAAGGTAATTCAATATTCATAACTATGAATGATGGTACCACTAAAGATGTTCCTTTAGTTGGACCTAATGGACAACTTATGGGCTTTGAGGCGTTTGCACAATCAGCTGTACTATTAACAGGAGTGCCAAACATTTTAGATAGTGTTGAATTAGCAGGTGGATTAAGAAAAGGTAAGGTAAAAGAAATTAAAACTACCGAAACAAAAGGCGAGTATGAAGTGGTGTTTGAAGGTGGTAGAGTAGAAACAATTCAAGGAGAAATAACTACATCACCATACAAAGTAGGTGAAACATATGAGTTAGGTTCTATTACAAAGGATAGTACAGGTGCAGGAACTGCATCTCAAGAGACAACTCAAGCATATGGTAACAGATATATTGATACAGTTATAACAGCTGAAAATATAATTCAAAAGGAAACTGAAAAAGGACCTGTTTTAATAACTGATGATGAATTTGTAATGCCTAAACTAGTTCCATATATAGAAGGATTTGGATTTAGTGTTAACAATACGATTGACATGACAGGAGATAATGTTTTAGAAATCTCTAAACCGGGTGCAACAGAAGAGGACTCTCCTTTTGAATTTTATATTACAGATGACGCTGTAGAGATGCAAAAAAACCTCCTAGATTTACGTAGTTTCCTTAAGACTAATTTACCTCTTTCAATGATTGAGTCGCAATCAGACTTTATAAGAGGTACCGCAACAGGAGCAAAGAAGTCAGGAAAAGGTGGCGGTGGAATACTAGACCCTAAATAACATAGACAAATAAATGGACGAATTAAAAAAGTTATATGACGTTTTAATTAGCGAAGGTTTTTTTACAAAATCTTTTGAAGTATTTCAACAGGAGTATCAAAACGAATCTTATAGAGATAAAGTTTTTGGAGTGGTAACTTCAGAGGGTTTGTTCACTAAATCTAGAGATGTTTTTGATAGTACCTATAGTTTTGAAACTACACCTGAGCCTGTGGATGTAAGCACTTCTGCTATAAATCCTAATGCAGGTGTACCTGAAAAAAAAAATCCATTCGAGACAGACCCGGAGCTTCCACAGGAAGTTCCAAACGAACTATTTCCTCAACCACAGACAGAAGGAGATGGGGAATTACCTTCAGGTTATTCTCAAGGCGATACTTCATCGGAGTCCTATCTTACAAAGGATAGCTTTGATTCCTCAGACCCCTTTGCAACTTCTATTTTAGGTGATAATTATAATAAAGACTTAGGAGAAAATGTATTTATTGCCAACGTCAACTCAATTGATTCTGAACTAACAGGAGATAGAGAAGAGGGCGAGGTAGTTGGTGAGATGAATTACAAATTCAATCAGTATGGTTTTGATTTTGAAGAGGCAGGGATTGGAGATAAGATGGTGGTTAAGTCTGCCAATGGTGAGGAGTTAACAGTACCATTAGATGCTTTTGGTTTGCCTTTTGCAGACGCATTAGAGATAGGAGCCAAGGGTAGAGCTGAAGAGCTTCGTCAGTTTCTAATTAAGAATAAGAAAGCATCAATAGAGGCGTTTAACCAAGCCTCAAAAAACGAACAAGAATATTTAAACAAAATTCAAAACAAAGAGCAGCTTGTAAAGCTTAATACTTTGTTTAATACTCAGGTTGATAGATTTTCAGATGATGTTAGAAATTATTCAGCAGAAAAACTAAGACTATCTAGGATTTATCAACAATCTTTTGCAGGAAAAAATGCAGACGAGCTACTTAATAATCCACTATATCAAGAATACCAAGAAGCCTCTAAGGTATTAGATTCTGCTCGAACTAGTTTAATTAATAAGCAGAAATCTTTTGTAACAAAAGGAGCACAGCTTGATGAGATGGTAGGTGAATATACCTTAATGCGAAACACATCAGGTGATAAGGGTTTAGCGATAGAACGTCTTGGCAATTCATTTTTAGAAGGGATTGGTGGTATTGCTAGTGGATTTTTAGAAGAGATAGGTTCTTTTGTTGCACCTAAGCTTAAAAACTTTGATGCATCTGAGAGCAGGTTTGCAGCAGATGAGCACGTAGATTATGCAGTTGCACAGCTAACAAACAATATAGAAGGATTTAATTTAGATGGTTTTAACGTATTGACTCTTGTAGATAATGATGATGAGCTTAAGTTCATTAATGAACTTATTGAACTGAAAAGTTTGCTTGCTAAAAAAGAACTTGATGTAATAGACCAAAAGAAACTTAAGGGGTTGTTGTCGGAATTTAATCCAAATGATTTACAAGTTGTATTAGAAAATATTGAGAACGCAGATGGAGATGATTTACATTCTTTAACTGAAAGCATATATGAAGACGTAGCAACTAAGGCTGTAAGAGAATACGAGGATACAGAAGTGTCCTCATTAATGAAAGGCAGGGACGATATAATGGTTTCTGAAACAATAACTGACTACGAGAAAGCGAAGAGTGCTGCCATGGGTGGAGCTTTTAATAGAAACAGGTACACAGGCGTGGTTTCACAGATGGATTTAGAGGAAGGAACTCGTGATAAGTTTAGAGAATTTTTTAGCACCTATGTGGGTCAAGAAACAGATGGTCAGAAAGCTTATAGAAAGGCAATAAAAAATAGTGGTAACGATATACAGAAAGCATTTCATGGTGTAATGTACTCTGTTCCTGCATTTTTAACTATTGTAAAATCAGGTCCTACAAAAGCCGCACAACTTACTGCAAAGTATGGTCCTCAACTAGGTAAAAAATTATTAAAGAATAGGAAAGCTAACAACAAAGCCACAAGAGTATTAAGGTTAATGGCTCAGTCTAGTGAGGCACAGATGAATAAGATGGCTAACAATCCTAACTTTGACAACATAGATTTGGATGAGCAAAGAGCTGTAGCTGTGCCTGTTGCAATTGTTACTGCTGTATTGGAGGACATAGGTTTTAGAAACATACTTAACTCTAGTGGTTTAGTTAATAGCTTAGCTGCAAGGGCTATATCTAAGTTTGCAAAAGTCAGAGCAGTCAACCCTACAGCAGGAACTAGTACTTTTGCTCAGTTTGTAAGACAAGACCTTAATAATCTAATGGGTAAGGGATGGCGTCGTACCTTAACTAAGGGAGGATTAACCGTACTAGCCGGTGGTGCTGCAGAATTTGAAACAGGAGCACTACAATCTATAGGTGAGCAGACTGCTGAGATGGTATATAATACATACAAACGTAACATGGATGGTGTTGAAGGTGAGATGTTTGATACTGCTGATTCAGTAGGAGAATTTTTCTCAGAGGTTATGTACCAAGGATATCTAGAAATGTTAGGTGGTAAAATTATGGCTATACCTACTGCTATAAGCGTCATGGCAAACAATCCTGAAGACTTAAGCATGGTTTCTGATGAGGCATTTGAAATGTTTCAAGGGATGTTACAAGACCCTCAGTATAAAAAAATGTTTGTTACTAATTTAAAGCAAAGGGTAGCAGATAAAACAGATGCTCTTACACAAAAGGATGCTGATTCAATGCTAGAGACTTTTAATAAACTTGAAGGCTTAGCTCCATCAATACCTGTTGACTTTACAGTACAACAACAACGTGTAGCACTAAGTTTACTAATGGAGAAGCAAGGGTTAGAGTCTGAGATAGTAGGTAAAGCCCCTGAGTTAGTGGTAAAGCAAAAAGAAAGAATAAAAAATATTAATGAGCAATTAGAAAACATTACAGTCCTTGCTGCTGCAGAGCAAGAAGCAGCAACTGAAGCTGAGCAAAGTATACCTGACATAAACTCCAAGAGTAAAACAAAAACAGACCCTGCTGTAGAGGCAGACTCTGACATTTCTTTAGAGGAGCAAGAAGATATTCAAGAAAGGTTTGGAGAAGACCCTGCAACATCCCCTGAAGAACAAGCAGAAGAACAGGTAGAAGAAAATTTATTCTTTAACAGAAAAGGAAAGAGTAGAAAAAAGCTGACCAATGAACAACGTTCTATGCGTAACAAGGTCATAAACAAGGCAGTAAATGCAGCTCAGTCTTTAGCTAAAAATGTTAAGACTAAGATAGTTATGCATGAGTCATCGGCACAATTTAAAAAGGCTACTCAAAGAGAGGGTAGAGGGTTCTATGACTTTGATACCAACACTATTCACCTTGACATGAATAAGGCTAATGAAATCACCGTAGCTCACGAGGCATTTCACGCTGTGCTATTTCAAAAGCTAGGAGAAAAAAATGTTGCTGATGCTGTTCAGACAATGACTAGTGCTATCATGAAAGCTTCACCTAAAAACTCTATGCTTTTTAGAAGAGCCAATGCGTTTGCTAAACAATATGCAGAACAAGGTGCTACCGTACAAAATGAGGAGAGATTGGCAGAGCTATTTGGCTTAATGGCAAGTAGATATGAGACTTTAAATGCACCGGAACAAAATGCAATTATAACTTTCCTAAAAACTACAGCTAAAAAGCTAGGACTAGACAAGTTTATTGACATAGGAAAAATAGTAACCGAAGACGACACGCAAGTTGTAGAACTATTAAACACCCTAGCAGATAAGGTAGCCACAGGTCAAGAGATATTTACCAATGACTTAAAGATTCTAAAGAAATCTTCACCATATAGTGAGACAGGTGTACCTGTTGCCATAAACCCTGATGCTCAGCCTATTAAACCAAGAGGTAGGGAGACAAGGGTATATACAGAAGACAGGGTTGGTAATTACAATGAAATGACACTCAATGATTTTGTAAATCTTCACGATGGTAACGTTTATGCAATTACATCAGATGCTAGTAAGCTAGGAAAAGTTAAGGAAACAGGACAAGTATTAGATGGTGGGTTTGGTTATTCGTTACTATCAGAAAACATGCAGAATGGAGTTGGATTTGCTTCATTAGACGAAACTGCTGCTACTAAAAACATGAACAAGCTTAAGAAGGCTTACAAGACAGGAGACAGAGTGGGTGTACTTATAATGATACAAACACCTGACGCTATGTATGGTAATATGTATGGTAGTGAATATTTCTTTGATGCCATAACTGAGATGCAAAAAAAGAATCCACAAGATTATGCGGAGTATTCTAAAAATCTTTCTGAATATGTTGTTAAGAAGATGAAAGGTAAGTTAAAGAAAGAAACAAGAGATGCTATCATTGACCCTAGCTCTGTAAATCAAAAAGAATTTGTAGAGTTAATGAAGAAGGAAAGCTTTGACAAAAGGAGATTCTTTATAACAGGAGTTATACCTGCTAGAAATGGTATGAGAATGGATAAAAACGCCCCTTGGAAAAAAGCCTTCAGCAATATAAATATTAATACACAAGAGTTTACTTTAAGGTATGGAGACCAAGCTTTATTAGGAAAGAAATTTTTAAAAGAAAACAAGGGAGGTTTTCTTGTTGGAGGATTTACATATGTCGTACCAAAAAATACTAAAAAACTAGTAGAAAGTATTCAAGACAAAGGTTTTACTCACCCATTTTTTGTGGGTAAAGTTCCTGCTGAACCTAACACAGCTGTGATATTAGATGGACTATATGATATCAACACTACGCTACAACAGTATATGCCGGATACGTTAATGGTTGATAAAACAAAAACCGAAGAACGAGACCAAAGAGTTCGAGAACAATTTTCTGAGGATAGGTCTTATCAAAAAGAATTTAGAGACCTAGAGTTAAAGGATAGAACATATACACATTTAACTGTTACAAACAAAACTAAGTTCAAAGAGAATCCAATCAATGAGGATATATTAGTATTAGGCAAAGCCAATGCAGGGAGTTTAGTTGCACAATCTAAGCCGCCCTTATTTGAAACTGTGACAGAAGAAATAAATATTAAGCCAAGAGGTAGAGAAACTAAAAATAATAAACTAAATTTGCAGGATGAAATACAAGACAAGAGAAGAACTGTTATCCGTTCCGAGAACGAAGCTGACCGTACACGAAAGGGTAGCTCAATCGACATTAAAGGAAAATCCCGATATGACGTTGGAAGAAGCGACAGAGTTGTTAGAGATGATACCGTAGTACAAACTATATCTCTTAGTCAAAAGGAAGCTCAGGATTTAGAAAAAAGATTAGGCGATAAAGCTGTGTTGGACACAGAGTTTTATGAAACTAATGACGCTGAATTATTTCACAAATCAATTACTGACTCTACAAAGAATAATAAATACGCAGCAAGTGTATTTGTTTACCCTGTATCTGAATACGAAAACTCAAGATTATTTTTAACAGCAGATGGAAAAGCAGGTCTTGCTATTACAGCAGATGGCGATATAATTTCTGTGTTCTCTAGTGGAAAAGGAAAAGGTAGAGTTCCTCAGTTAATAGTTACAGCAATAAAAGAAGGAGCTACTTCTTTAGACCATTACGATACAGTTCTCACAAAGTATTATGCTGATTTTGGTTTTGTTCCTGCTGCTAAAGTTAAGTGGAACAATGAGTTTGCACCTGATGGATGGAGTAAAGAAACATTCAAGGCTTTTAATAATGGAGAGCCTGATGTTGTTGCCATGGTTTATGATGGTGGTAACAGACAAACTATAACTGAACGAGTAGGTACGTTTGAAAGTGTTAAACCCAAGCTAGAAAAAGCACCATATGTTACTGAATGGGATGATGCCAAAGCTTTACAGGAATCTGCTAAACCTAGTAGAGGTAGAGAGCAGCAAGAGCAAGAGATATTTGACTATGTTACAGCTGCAAGAGAAGACAACTTTAGAGATGAGGTTACTAAAGATTTCTTAGTAAGAATAAAAAAGTATCCTGCCAAGTTAGTTAACAGAATGATGGAGGTGGATGTAGATTTATTCAAGACTCTTCCAAAAACTTTTGGTAGTCTAACAGGTGGATTCAAATCAGGATTAAGACTATACAAAAGAACAAAAGCTTTCGAGCAAAAGTTAATCAAGTCTAACAAAAGAAAAAAGGTTAAGCTAACAGAGCAACAGATAGCTGACCAAACTATAGAGTTCTTAAAGAAACAACCTGAGTATTTAAAAGAAGGTGACGGAAACTATCTAACCACTAAACAAGCTATGCTTCAGGTGGAGTTCCAAAGAAGTGTTGGTACACGAACAAGTGAAAGTGTACAGGAGAAACTTACTGAAGCTCGTAAGCAGGTACAGGAAAGAAAACGTGGTGCTAAGAGTTTGCAAAAAGCTAAGGCTGCTGTGCGAAACTTTATTAGAAAGTCTTTACCTTCAGACATCTACACTCGTAGTGAGGTAATGAGCTTGGTTAGAAAAGTAACCAACGCAACAGAAGCTAACATCGAAAATATATTTGATGAGGTCTTAGAGTTTGTTAACGTAAAAAACAATACAAGACTAGAAAAGAAAATCAAAGATATACTAAACGGAAAGTACGAGACTACAGTTGCAGGACGAAAGAAAGGTTCTAAGATAAGTCTTGAGGTGAAGGAACGTATAGAACGTATTGCTAAAGATAGACTAGCTCCAACAGCTACAGCAGAAGAAGTAGAGGCTGAGAATCAAAGACTTACAGAAGAGTTCAATGCTATTGATGGCAAAAAGAATTTAACTGAAGGAGATTATAGTAGAGCTGTAGACATTCAGGTTCTGATAAACCTTAACAACTCATTGTTAATGGAGAACAATGATGTCAATAAGACAGGTTCTTTAGATGTGGCTGCTACTATCTTAGAAGAGATGGTATCTGAAGGTAGGTCAGAACTTAAACAACAGCTTGAAGATGCACACAAAAAATATAACGATGATGCATCGGTGGCTTATGAAGAAGTAACAGGACAGAAGGTAGACTTAAATGATAAGAGTGAGCAGGAAGGTATAGATTTATCTAATAAAAAGTTACTTAACGAGAAAAGAAACAAAACAAAATCTGTAATTAAAAAGTTTCTAAATACACTTTCAACTAATGTTACAAAGTTTTTTAATGAGACTGAAGCACTAGATGGTTTAATGGATTTAGTATCTAAGCTACCCGGTGAAATGTTTGGTGGTAGATTACAGACAATGGTAACAGGTCGAGTAGATTCATCATCAAGAATGTACAAGCAAAGAATGATGCAACAAGAAGAGATTGTTGCTAAGAAATTTGAAGAACTGTTTGGTAAAAAATGGAGGAATAAAGTAAGAGCATTCAACAAGCAAGAGGTTGCATATGTTCTTGACCCTAATGAGGTAAGTCAAGCAGAAGAAGCTTTTAATAATGACCCAAGCTTAAAGAACAAACTGAATCTAAAAGAAGTATTGTTGAAGAACGAAACTAAAATGTCTCAGAACGAGATGCTTTACTACTATAACTTATACAAAGACCCTGCAAACAGAGGCTCGTTTGAGGCTACGTTTGGCAAGGACTATGCTCGTATAATGGAAGAGATAGAATCAAAGATAGACGACAGCCTTAAAGAGTTTGGTGATTGGCAAGTCAATGAGTTTTATCCTTCATTGTATTCTCATTACAACGAAACATACAAAGCTCTGTATAGAACTAACATGCCATGGAATAGATACTATTCAGGTATGATATATAGAAACGACACTCAAGGTAATCCTGTTGAGCAGGAGCCTTTGGATTTACTTTCTCAAAAAAGTATAATGAATACTTCAGTTGGTACAGCATCAACTAAAGCTAGGGTTCAAAACAACTTACCAATTAGGAAGATGAATTCTATGAATGTTATGTCAACATACTTGCGTGACATGGAATACTTTGCTGCGTATGGAGAAACAATTCGTGACATTCACAAAATGTTTAACAATAAAAATGTACGTACTGCAATAGAAGCTGTGCATGGAGAGTATGTAAACAGATTGATTAACAATATGATTGGTAAGATTGCCAACAACGGAGTAAGAAACAATCCTGCAGATAGGTTTATAAATAAAATGCAGAATGCTTTTATATTTTCTCGCATTGGTTTAAACCCAACGGTAATGATTAAGCAGTTAACTTCTATGATAACTTACGCTAATGATATTGGTGTAAGAAATTGGTTGAAGTATTCGTTGAAGACTATTCCTCAAATGAAAAGTGTATTCAAGGAGATGTCTAAGAATTCTGTGTATATGCAGGACAGAAACAATCAATCCATTACTAGAGTAATAGAATCATATTCTAAAGAAGGTATGGTAGAGATGGTACCTAATCAGTATTGGGATAACTATGTAAACTTTATTATGTACACCACAAAGTTTGGTGATAAGGCTGCAATATATTTAGGAGGTGCACCCAACTATTTATATTACAAAGCTCAAGCAAAGAAACGTGGTCTTACAGAAGAGCAGGCTCAACAAGAAGCTATTATAAAGTTTGAGAAAGATACTAAGAGAACTCAGCAGTCTATGGACTTGCAGGATAAAGATTTCTATCAAACATCAGGTGCAATACAAAGAGGATTGAATATGTTCTTAACCACACCTAAGCAATACTTACGTAAGGAAATACAATCAACTCGTAACCTGTATCGTAAACTAAAAGCTTGGGACAGAAACGCAGGTAAAGGAACGCTAGGACAAAACCTTAGAACTTTTATTACTTATCACTTCGTTGCCCCTGCTTTGTTTCAGTATGTAGCCTTGGGATTACCCGGACTACTCAGGGGAAAAAGAGATGACGATGATGAGGATATGTTAAGAGCTATGCTTATTGGAAACTTAAATGCTTTGTTTATAGTTGGTGAAGTCATAAGTGGAACAGCTGATTTAGTACAAGGTAAACCATATGCAGGTGAATCTGTTAGAAGCCTTGCTCCCTTGATGCAGCTACAAAGATTGACTAAGCTAGCTAAGAGAGCTATGGATACTAAAGACGCAAAGAAAAAGAAGGATGCTTTAGAAAAGCTATATGTAGAATTAGCTGCTACTCCCGGTCTTCCTGCTATTCAGATTCACAGGTTTATAAAGAACATTGACAACCTTGGAAAAGGAAATGATGTAGGTAAAGATTTACTTAGACTGCTTAACTTTTCTGACTATGTAATATCAGGTCCAAAGAATAAGAAGAGTTCTTCTTCAGGTCCTAGTGTACAAGAGATGAATGCTCAGTATTATAAAGAGCAAGAAAGAAAAAAGAAACAAGCTGAAACATTGTCTCGTAGAAGAAGACCTGCATCCAACAGGAGAACAAGACCTACTAGACGAAGAAGAACCAACTAGATATGCCATTCAAAAAAGTAGGAAAGAATAGAAACGTTAGTCCAAGTGGTAGGGTCTTTACTGATAAACAAGTAAAACTCTACTACGCAACGGATGGTTTTACTAAAGACATAAAGAAACCTGCAGGATTAAGACCGGCTAAGAGATATATAAATCCCAACACCATATAGGTGTCTTATCTCCCATGTGTGCACCACTTACGTTGTATGTAAAGTACTCAAACGAATCTAGTGGACTCATATCCTTCTCTAATATTCTAAGACACTTAGAAACAGAGTATATTAGTCTCATTTCTTTTTCATCAACTCCAATGATTGCATCATCAAAGCCATCAGCTTTTAAAAACTCTTCTTCGTTGTGGTGTTTTATTATAGAATCAATCATATAACTATAGTTTAGTGGTACGTATGGTACCTTAGTGTTTTTTGTTTAGGATAATAAATCATAAGCTCTTGGTCATTGACAGCACCTTCCCTTGGTTTGCGACCACCCCACCTTATGTTACCTTCTATCTGTGATGGCTGTCCATAAACTATACCATCATCACATGCCCATATAATAACAGGGTTTAATCTTTTGTCACAAAGCTTTACTATTTTTCTACAAGCAACAGGCAACGGATAGGAATTTGCAATGGTCTTATATCTTCCTTTGATTTCAGCATAAGCAATAAGCTTTCCTTCTTTATCAAAAACTTTGTAATCAATATCGTTTGGGTCTAGCTTTTTAAAAGTGCCATTAAACTTTTTTACAAAATATTCTATAGCTTTTCTCTCTCTGCTTAAATCTTTGTTAGTCTCAAACCTTGTGCTCATAAATTATGTCGTTCATTTGAATGAATTTCTGCGTGGCATCTTGAACATAATACTACACATTTTCCTATCTCTTCTTTTATTCTTTCTATAGACACACCCTTCCTTATAGAATTTGCAATAGCAAAATCTTTATTACCTTGTGCGTGATGAAACTCTATAGCAGAAGTCTTGAAACTTGCATGAGTTTTGTTTGAGTAACCACACTTTTCACATTGAGCTTTTTTCTTATAGTTGTGTAGCCATTTTCTTATGCTTGTGTTTCTTTTTTTCTTATAGATTTTTGTGCATGGCTTACACAAGGTGCCTATTATTATTTTACCCGAAAGGGTTTTGTGTCCGGAGCTATAAAACTCAGACTCACTTTTAACTTCCTTACATTCTCTACATGTTTTAGAAGTCTTCATTAAGTGAGTCGCTTAATTCCTTAAGCTGAATTTGCATATCGTTAATAGCTTTCTTTGTGTCTTGATATTCTCTATCACATAGCGACTCGTAGATGTCTGAATTAATTGAGTTAAGGTTATGCATCAAATCATTGATGTAATTAATCCTTTCGTACTCAAGTGCTGTCGCCATATTATTTAATCCATAACTCTAAGAAACTTATCTCCAAGCTCCTTATCTACCTTCTTTATTAGTTTGTATATTTTTCTAGAGTTCTTCTTTACTTCCTCTCTTTGTGACTTAGAGGATTCCAATCCAAGGTTAGTGTATTGAGAGCAGTCCAATCGTAATAGTTCATCTATCTTTTTCTTGTCACTCCAACTTTTAAACTCTATAATTTTGTCGATATCATTTAATGTATATCCCATATAAGTGTTAAATTTAATATAAATTTAATTATCTACGCAAGTTTTTTTAATATTTTTTATATACTCCTGTGCCTCATTTAGTTCACACTCAACGCTATATAGCTGTAGCTCCAAGTCTAGGTAGGCTTTGAGAAGTTCTTCATGACTATATTCTAGAACAGGATTGTGTTCATTTTCAAATATAGTTTTACATATATTATATATCCCATTCAAGTCAGGCTCATGTTTCAAGTAGTGCTCTCCATTTTTTACAGCATGAATTATTGTTGCATGATTTTTCCCTAGATGGTTTGCTATCCTATCGTATGTTACTCCACGCTTATGTAGTATGTATGAGAATATTAGTCTTCCATTTACATATGGTATTGACCTGTTCTTTTCTAAAATATTAAGCTGTAACTCTGCGTTTATTACCTTCTCTAAGAAGTTCATCTGTGTTGATGTTATCATTTAATTTAATTATTTTATTTTTATTGTATAAATCTAAATATTCATCTGAGTCTATCTCGTAGATGTCAAAAAATATTGGAGTATCATCTTCTTGATTTAAGTATTCTACTCTAAAAAAGAATGGGTCTGTATTAATATGTGAAACTCCTCCAATTTCTTGTTGCCAAAATTCTAACACAGGTAAATCAGATGCCACCTCATCTACCTGAAATGCTATATCTATACCTATTGGTCTAGGCATGTCTCGTATTTTTTCTACAAACAATTCATCTATTTCATAGTGTTTAGTCTCCCCTATATATTTCTGTCTCAGCATAATCTTTTAATTCTTTGTGTCTATATTTTTGTAACTCTGATACTTTACCTTCCTTGGTTTTACATTCAACAAACAAAACGTTTGAATCTTTTGGTATAGCTATCAAGTCCGGTATCCCATTCTTGTTGGTAACAGTAAGCTTGATAACGTAGTACCCTTCATCCTCTAATTGTTTAATTCTTTTTTTCTGAATCTTTTGTTCTGTCATTGTTGTAGTCTATAAAAAATCCTACTGCCACTATTATGTTCATGGCAATGGAGCTTGTTAATTCAAGTAAGCTGTGAAGTGTATGAATAGAAAGGTGTATATGTCCCACTACCCAAAAAGGAATAGCAAGGTTTTGACTAATCCATACAAGTAAAAACTTAACGAACCTCATCTCATAAAGATAATAAATCTTTCTTGAAATGATTTACAGTATAATCCTTCTTGTTTATCACAGCCTTGTAGATGTCATTCTCTATTCCATCTTTTGCAAAGACCCAATACACATCGTTCTTTAGTCTCTCCTTAGTAGTCATCCTATCTCTTGACTGCCAATAACTTGTTGCTGAGAAGTCTATATTATAATACACTAAAGCCTTTGCCATCTTCAAGCTTATACCTTCACGTCCACTTACTATTTGTAGAGCTATTGATTTGTTTGTGCTATTGAATTTATCCAAGTCAGTAGTAATCTCATCCCCAAATATTTCCTGTAAAGCTTTTAGTTCTTGTCTAAACTTGTAGAATATTCCTATCTTCTTTCCTTTGAAATGTTTCTTTATAAACTCTGCTTTACTATAATCTAGTATGGTACCATTGTTAGATTCAAATATAATTGTACCGGAGTAAAGTTGATGAAGTTTATTCATTAGCTTAACAGGTGTATCACCTAATATAATTTCTTCTTTACCTTCAACGACATTATGTTTCTTTAGTTTAGCAGCCACCTTATAGGTAGATTCTTTCATGTCTACTATTAAAACTCTCTCTGTTGTTTCCACTTTAAAACCTGCCTCCTTTTGAGTATAGCTAATTGTGTAGGGCTGCATCGTTCTAAGTATACTTGTCTTACCTTTGCTATAATCATTGATGTACATAGAATTTATTTTCTTTCGTGTCACCTTAACATAGTCTTTAGCAAAAGCATAGAAGTTTTTAAAGTGATTGAATGGGTTAGAAGGAATGCCATATACTTGATGAAACATTTGACTATAACTTTCCGGGGTTGGTGTTCCGGATAATAAGCAAACACTACAATCAAACTTCCTTATAAATTCTTTTACGTTCTTAGCTCTGTTACTTGGTTTAGGAAAAGCTCCTAAGCCATGAGACTCATCTAGTATCAAGAAGTCACAACGAGTTATCATTAGCTTATGCATGGACTCGTAATTAATAACTTCACATTTAAAATTAGGGTTAAGTAATTTATAATCTGATACTATAGATGATATTGCTTTCTTCTTTGTTAGGAATACAACGTTTCTAAATCCACAGGCTTGAGCTATACCTAAAGATGTTAAGGTCTTACCTGTTCTAACTTCCATTGCAAGGTATATAAACCCATACTTGTTTATTACTTCTCTTGCTTTACTTATTATTCTTTTTTGATATGGTCTCCAACTTAGTTTCATAGTGTTTTATGCTGTTTAATATTTTATTTCTTATCTCTTCATCTCCATCTTGATTATATACATACTCAAGTTTTACAAAAGCTTTTTTGCCTCTTCCGTATTTTACTTCTTTCTTTCTGAACATAACCCTCTTTAGTACATGTACCTGTTTAAGGCTATGCTCTAATGAGTAATCATCATATCTAAATAT